ATGAATACAGCTATAACTTTTTCTAACGAGTCACCAAAAGTCTTTTTCAAAGATGGTCGCCTGGTTACCACCTCTCAAGCTGTTGCCGACTACTTCGATAAACAACATAAACACGTTTTAGCTAAGATTGACACACTCGACTGCTCTCCCGAATTTACATCAGCCAACTTTTCGGCCGATGTTCAGACTGTCGAAATTGGCAACGGCGCAGAACGTGAATCACGATGCTACCTGATCACAAAAGACGGCTTCATGTTCCTCGTAATGGGATTTACTGGCAAAAAAGCAGCCAGACTAAAAGAAGCTTACATTGAAAAATTTAACGCAATGGAAGAAGAACTCCACAAACGTCCTCCTGCAGCACAAAACTCCCCCGCCCCAAATAATGGATGCGCATTACTGATCCACTTCGATAAACACGGTCAGGTCGAGTTCACAGAAAAAGTCCCCGCCGATGCGATGGTATGCACGCTGGAACGGTTTAAATTTTATCTGGAGCAACATGGGTGGATCGTTGCCCGTAAAGAACAATTGGTGGAAAGGTTGATGCGATTTTAATGAATGCAAAACCCCGGATGATCACCGGGGTTAATTTTATCGAGCGTGATTGCCGCTAATCGCCATCGCTCTGATTGAGCGTAAATCATTCAGGTTATTCAGTTCTTCCTTCTGCTCTCGCTGACGTCAATAAATCCCATCATTGCGATCAACCTCATCCTTAACCATTGATGCGAGCAGTTCTTCCAGTTTCTGCGCTGACAGCTTTACCTGGTGATCTTCAGCATCTTCCCGGGCTATTGTGGTTCGCGCAGTGGCTGATTTTGCTGACATCACCACAGGGGGCAGACGGACCATTGAACCATGGCCTCCGGAACAAATAAGGGCAAAAATAACAACCACTATCGAAAGCTCACAAACTAACCGCAGCACGTTCCTGCATACGACGTGTCTGCGGCATAATCCCAATGATTACTCCCTGACAGGATTTGCAGGCCACTCAATATCAGGTGCAGTTGATGTATCAACACGATTCAACAATACCCGATATTTATTCCATGCCTCCAGCAACGATCTTTCTTCCTCCGTTGCGATTTCCAGATCTACAGCATCCTGCAGTGGCGCAATATACTCACTGAATTCCTGGATGTAGAACTGTGTGGTGACGGTCTTCCAGCCATTCGGCTCCTGCTGTATCGAAGCATACCAGGCTATTTCAATATCGCTATGCTGCGGCAGCATTTAACCCCTTGTAATTCATCGCCATAATTGATTTAATTCACAAATAAAACTATAACATGGTGAAATCAATGAAAAAAAACACAGATGATGGGGCTAAAATTTACACACCACTTACCCTAAAGCTTTATGACTGGTGGGTTTTGGGAGTATCAAATCGGCTTGCATGGGGATGTCCTACAAAGGAACACCTTCTTCCACACTTTCTGGAACATGTAGGTAACAACCATCTGGATATTGGTGTTGGAACTGGGTTTTACCTTACTCACGTACCTGAGAGTAGTCTGATATCTTTAATGGATTTGAACGAAGCTAGCCTGAACGCGGCATCTACAAGGGCTGGGGAATCAAAAATTAAACATAAAATTAGCCATGATGTTTTTGAACCTTATCCCGCGGCGTTACATGGTCAATTTGATTCCATTTCCATGTTTTACCTTCTTCACTGCCTGCCTGGAAATATATCTACAAAAAGCTGTGTAATACGCAATGCGGCGCAGGCCTTAACTGACGATGGAACTCTATACGGAGCCACAATTCTTGGCGATGGAGTTGTGCACAATAGCTTCGGTCAAAAACTGATGCGCATTTACAATCAGAAAGGCATCTTTTCAAACACAAAAGATTCCGAAGAAGGCTTAACACATATACTCTCAGAGCATTTCGAGAATGTTAAAACCAAGGTTCAAGGTACTGTAGTAATGTTTTCCGCTTCAGGGAAAAAATAGCATCCAACCGCAGCACGTTCTTGCTTAAGACGTGCTGCGGCATAATCCCAATGATTACTCCCTGACAGGGTTCGTAGGCCACTCAATATCAGGTGCAGTTGATGTATCAACACGGTTCAGTAACACCCGATACTTTTTCTAGGCTTCCACCACCAGCACGACAAGATGCCGCATACAGTGAACCAGTCAGTCCAGTTTTCAGACAACCAGTGCGTCACCTTTTTGAAGGCGCTTTAAAGCACGTTTTAATCCAGGTCGGCCTGTCCTTGTTCCGCTTAATTTATCTTCAAATATTTGTTCATATCCTGCACAAACAAGAGCGTTTCGTTGCAGATCTGTATTCTGGTCATTTGTTGATACCCTTACATAGCCAATCAGCACGCTGAATCTCCCGTCCAAAAGCACAAATCATGCCATGCAGGCCAGAAACCGCCATTATCTAAAACCTCGGTTTACAGGAAACGGTAAACAAGGCTGGTAACGCCGTTCAGCGTTCCGGCGATAAAATGACCGGAGAACTGAAAATTGGCACGGTGAATGCGCTGCGAATTTTCAATGATGCCTTCGGTCTTATTTTCCGTCGTTCAGAAGATTTTCTTCATTTCATTCCGACGGCTGAAGGACAAGGCGAAAACGGTGATATCGGCCCATTAAGGCCATTCGCTATAAATCTGAGAACAGGTGCTATATCTGTCAGCCACGGGGCCAAAATTGATGGTGGGCTGGCGCTTGGTACAGATAACGCACTGGGCGGTAATTCCATTACTCTCGGAGATAACGACACTGGTATTAAACAGGGCGGCGACGGTGTCCTTTTATTCTATTCAAATGGACAACTGGCATTTGGGCTTCAACCCGCATCTGCTGATTTTTATAAGCGGGTTGCATATATTCATCAGGGAATAATTCCTGATGGAAGTGGCGCATTTGCAGACCAGTTGAATAATGCCACCGCGCCTTTTGTTCAGACGCAGTTTGCCTGGAATCCCACTCCTGGTGGTCATTACGTGCCGATAGTTAAGGGCTTGTCCATTCGCAATGGACAGGGCTATCCCGGCGCGGTCAGCTTTGGGTATTTACTGACAGAACAGTATGGATTTCCGGTTCCATGTATTCATATGCGTGGCGATGGCGGTAATGATGCTTTATGGCAGTTTAACCCGAACGATAAATCCTTTATTTCACCGGGTGCTCTTATTGCGGGTGGCGTCCGTTATAACACCGATGGAAATATATTTGGTGGGTGCTGGGGGTCAAACTTAAATGATTACCTGAATAGTTCTTTTATCAGAAATGTGCGTCTGGGAGGCAGACGTTCTGACACATTATATCGCGGAGGACTTTGCGAACCAGGTAATGGTCATGTGACAACAGGATTGCAAATTATTGGTGAGGTTGATGGAGATGACTGGATGGTGTCACGACCACTACAAAAATACATTTCTGGTAACTGGTATAACGTTGAACAGGCATAGCCATCAGGAGAATATATGCAACATCTGAAAAATATTACCGCCGGAAACCCCAAAACCATTGAGCAGTATCAGCTTACGAAAAAAGCTGGCGTTATCTGGCTATATACAGAAGACGGTAAAAACTGGTATGACGAATTAAAAAACTTTCAGGATGATACTTTAAAAATAGCTTATGACCAGAAGGGGATTATTCGTTGTATTGAGAAAGACGTATCAACACTTAACCCTGACGGGTTAAGTGTTGTTGAGTTACCGAATATAACAGCCAACCGTCGCGCCGATATCTCGGGAAACTGGAAGTTTCTGGATGGTAAAGTAGTAAAGCGGGAATATACAAAACAGGAACTGCAACAGCAGGCAGAGTTACAAAAAGCCGCTTTGCTTTCCGAAGCGGAGTCTGTGATTCAACCGCTGGAACGTGCTGTCAGACTGAATATGGCAACTGATGAGGAACGCACACGACTGGAATCATGGGAACGCTACAGCGTTATGGTCAGCCGTGTGGATACTGCAAAGCCTGAATGGCCACAGAAACCAGAATAACAACAAATTAAGGCCCGTACGGGCCTTTTCTTATTCTGGTGGTTCCGGGAATGTTACAGGAAGAACCGAGGTATCAGTTGTCTCAACCTGTTGCACGTATCGCATCCAGTTCATCAGTTGCTGTCTGTCTGAATCAGTGATAATCCCCAAAGTAAGCTGTGTTTGCCAGAACTGCGTTTTTTCTCTGGCCTGCTGTAATAATATTTTTTTCTGGTTTTCCGTCTGTAGGCGCAACTCTTCTTCGGTATATACACGTTTAATGACTGCGCCATCTTTAAACATCCATTTACCTGAGTCGTCAGCACGCCGGTTGGCGGTAATATCAGGAATCTCAACGACGCTATAACCTTCAGGGTTAAGTGTGGAGGCATCTTTGGTTATGGCAACAATAATATTATTTTCATCGTAAACAATCTTTATGGTGTCTGGCTGAAAGTTTTTCACTTCCTCATACCAGTTTTTTCCGTCCTCAGAGTAAAGCCAGATAACTCCGTGTTTCTTTGTTAACTCATACTGTTCCAGTGTTTTAGCATTACCCGCTTTTATGTTCTTTAAGTGCATCATATTAAACGCTCGCTACATTATACCAGGTGCCATTTATATACTTTTGAACGGGTCTGTAATAAACGCCCGCTATATTATCGGCAGAGTTAGACCCTGTATCCTGAACATTAATACCAGACAATACATGACCTGAAGGGCACTGGAAATTCCATGTTTGCCAGTTGTTCACTCCATAATATTGCTGTGAACCAAGTCGAACATCTTTCACATAACGGGAATCAAAGTTACCGTAATCCGAGGGGTTAACACGCCCTGTAATATTTATGGTTTTATTACTTTGAATGCTTCCGGAGACAAAGCGCATAACATGGACGTTATTAGCATAAACATCCAGATTACCATCGCCATTTTGTTTAAAGCCCGTGTCATTATCACCCAATACAATCGAATTACCGCCAAGAGCACTGGATGTTCCGATACCCAGTGCACCATTCAGTTGACCACCAGATAACGGCAGTGCACCAACATCTCCTGCTGAAGGCTTTCTGGTGGTGGTGTAAAATTCGGACCAGTCGGCTTCAAAACCATAACCATCACGGGCTGAACGATAAAAAATACCGCCATTTTTATAATTAATCCGAAACTGAGCTGCAGGACAACTTCCTTCTCCCATATAAAAATGAATAATTAACGTTGATGCACCACTAATAGTTGCGTTATAGGCTCCGCTACTCCAGTTCCATCCAACTGCTTTATCATTCGCAACGGTGCTTCCTGTTTTCCCTAAGGCAAACGCACCAACATGACTTGCTTTTAATGTGATATCGGAGGAACCATCAAAAGCCACATTGCTTATTTTCCTGGCAGTTTTTAATTTTGCAGCTGTAGAAGCATTGCCGGATAGTTCACCAGAAAGGCCACCGCTGAATGTTTGTCGATTAGTCCAGGTATTCGCTGTACTGAGTAACGGTATTTTCTCCCCGCTTGTGCCGAGTTCTCGTAAACCGAGGTATTCGATAACGGCGGCAACGGTCGATTTCGCAAGAATATCCCGCCCAACTTTTGTCAGGGTTGCCAGACTGGCAACATCATTCCCCGTAAAATACGGAAACCTGTCTGCCGCAGTAGCAAGCCCGGCCAGCGCCGTCAGGGTGGCATCTTTCGGTTGCTTACCCGCAAGCGCGCTAGTCATGGTGGTCGCAAAATTCGGGTCGTTGCCCAACGCCGCAGCCAGCTCGTTCAGCGTATTCAGTGCGTCAGGCGACGAGTCCACGAGGGCAGCGATCGCAGCCATAACATAAGCCGTGCTTGCGATTTGGGTATTATTCGTTCCCTGTCGCGCAGTTGGTGTTGTTGGCGTTCCGGTCAGAAGATGCGATTTTCACCACCGGTTTCCGGTTGCCGGACGCGGCAGAAAACGGGCGGTCGTAAGATTTAATGGTCCGGATGGTGCATTCCGCATTCGCGGGCACGGTGACGGCAGACACCTCCATCAGTTCCCAGCGCAGAAAATGCAGTCCGCCTCCGTCCAGAAAGGTGTATTCATGGGGACGGAAGCCCACGGACAGCCCCCTGACCAGCCCGGTCTTAATGGCCGCCCAGACCTCATCCAGCCGGGCAGCCAGTTGCGACGGCATATCCGGTACGGGCTTCACCAGTGTTGCCGTGATTTCCAGCCCTTCGCTGACCCGGCGCACCGTACACTGCCCCACCGGGCGGGAATGGTCATGCTGCCAGAGAAACGGGATCGCACTGCCAAACTCCGCGCCCTCCGGCTCCAGGATGTCACCATCCCGATCCGGAGAAGGCGTTGACGCAATCCCGGTGATCACCCGTTCATCCTCACTGAAGGATTTCACCGTCAGCAGGGAACAGGCCCGTTTAAGAGTCACATCAGCCTCCTGAAAATAAAAAAACCGCCGGAGCGGTTCGTGATGGTTACAGTGTGAACAGGGTTATATGAAAAAAACCGCATATTCTTTCTTTTTCGGTTCCGGGTTAAGGGACATCAGGGAGACCGCATTGAACAGCGCCATCAGCGGGTCAATTTTTCCCCGTCCACTGGCCTGTTTGGTGATAAGAATGGCGTTACCTTTAGGCTCCACCCGGGCATTGCCGACACACCAGGCCATCAGGGGCTGGTCACCATGCACCAGCACCCCTTCAGCCAGTTTGCGCTCGGTGGTTTTAATGGCCCCGCCCAGTTTCCAGCCCTGGCTTATCCCCACCACAATTCCGTCGGGGATCCCGGCTTCCGCCAGTGAATCCAGAATCTGCCCCACCCCTGACGGGTCAATACCGATATGGTCCAGTAACTCAGCCTCATGAATGCGACGCACATATTCCGCCACTTCCGCCGTGTCATCCCCGACACGCCGGACAATGGTCATATCTCCACAGGCAACAAGATCCTGAAACCGGGACGCCTCGCTCTTCCGTCGGACCACCGCGGTTTCATGCGCCCAGGCATGGCCCCAGCCCAGCCATTCGCGGGTCTCCCGGTCACGCCCAATCACATACATCCCCAGCAGATCATCCAGCCCTCCGCCGTCAATCCCCACCGTCACCACATCAGCACGACGCAGGATATCGTCCAGGCTGATACAACGGCCCTGCTCTTCCCAGAAATCAGCCCCCGCCCAGCGGTCAGAGCGCAGGGCAAGACCAATTTCCACATTGGCGTGTTTTGACATGAACCCCCGGAATGTCTCTTCACCGGCTTCCCGGGCTTTACGGTACTCCCGGTACAGAAAGGCCTCATCCACTGAATAGCCGAGATTCGGATTGACCATGGCGAGGTTTTCCATCAGCAGGTTAGCCCCGCTTTCCACCATTTCAGGAGGGTGTTCAAATATCACCGGCAGAAAGTGCGGATCATGAATTTTGCCGTCGCGCACATCCCGGGCGTACTGCAGTTTCTGTCTGAACACCCCGGCGGGCGGTTCATTCGACTGGGTGGTCGTATACACCACAAACCCTTCCGGGCGGGAGGCAAGGCCGCCTATGGCTTCACGTAACATGTCCTCCGCCTTGCACTGCTTGCCAAACAGCCACAACTCATCAATCAGCGTACCCACGGACTTGATACCGGACACCGTATTCGGATCGGCTGCCACCACCTTCAGGGTGGTGTCCGTCACTCGGTGGGTGATGGTCCGGATATGGGTCTGTACCTGGCAGAGGTCATCCAGATCATCGTCACGTCGTACCATATCCCGGGCAGGGTTGAAGGCGTTGGCCGCCACCTCCACAGTCGGGGCCAGAATCGTGTAACCCGCCGCCTGCCGCCAGTTCAGTAACAGTGCAGTCATCATGATCCCCGCGGCCAGCGTGGACTTCGAGTTTTTCTTGGGGATAAGGATAAAAACTTCCTTGATATGGCGTACACCGGTCTGCGCATCGTAGGAGCCAAACAGGGCCGCCACCAGGTCAAACACCCACGGTGCACAGGACTCCCCGAACGTAGGGCTACCAGGTGCATCCACAATCCGCAGTTGTTTAAAAATCGCCAGGGCATGTGCGGCCTCGTCCGGATAAATCGGATCCGGAATAATCGACAGCCCCTTTTTCAGGCGCTCTGCCCAGTCCGGGCAGGCTGTGCTCCATACAGGTATCATCCGTTGCCCTCATTATCGTTATTCACCACCAGTCGGGGGGGCGGTGGCACCGCAAAACGGTTAGCCGCTTTTTTCGCGGCATCACCTTTTGCCGATTTTTTCCCGGTATCCCCTTTTTTATGGTGCGTGAACTGCGCCAGACGCCAGGCCGCATCCAGTGCCAGTTTCGGATCAATGCAGAGGTTTTCCACCAGGATCCGCCCCATGGCTTTCACCGGATCGGGAAGACCATCCTCCATATATTCAATACCAGGAGACATCACCGCGGACGGTGGCATCTCCAGATTGTTTTCGTCCGGCTGTGGTATTGCAGCCGCCTCACGGCGACGGGGTTTATCCTCCTGCTCTGATTTTTTCTGCCGGTAAACAGGAACCTCATCCACCTCCACCGTCTCGCATTGTTTACGGGCTATAAACGCAAGCACCTCAGGATCTTTTGCCAGCTGCGAGCCTTTAACCCTGGCGGTCTTCGCCGAATAACCGGCGGCAATGGCTGACGCTGTTTTGTTTTTCCCGGACATGAGCGCCAGCGCAAATTTTCGTTTTTGCGTTGTCAGCACAGCCTCCTCCCGGGTCCAGAACGCACTCAGCCGGGTATGGTTCAGCCCATTTTTCCCGGCGTCTCATGCCGCAAATGTTAACTGCTGCCTGGTTAACATTTGCTGAAAAAGCCTGTTAACATTTTTTCCGCACAACAAACTGAATAATAAAGATAAAAACCGCAAAAATGCCCGGGCAGCCAGTTAACATGTTAACTGCCCTGAAACGGGAATTTTTTCTCTGCGTGAGAGGGGGCGCGGTGTCCAAAGCGATCGTTTTTTACGCCGGATGATACCCCCCCCGGGTTGGGTTACAGTCCGATGATGTCGTCCTCTCTGCCACTACCTCCGGACACCTCCGGCAGCGTCGGGTCCGGCATACCACTCGCCGCTTCACGAGCAGACTTTTGTCGATGGCATTCGGTACAGAGCGTCCAGAGATTCGTCTCCTCATTACCACCACCGAACTGAAGTGCAATTCGGTGATCGAGTTCACTGTCACAGAGGTCAACCACACGACCACAGAGACGGCACTGCCCGGCGTCCCTGAGCCAGATATGACGCTTGAGGGAAACACGTGCACTGCCACTGACACGACGCTGTTCACCCTTCAGAATATTCACCCGTCGGGTATTCAGTGTTTTGATTCTGCTCTGGAGTGTACGAAGCTCAGCCATGTAAAATCCCCGTCATATGGCAATCAGTAAAGGAAATAAATATGTCATCGAAAAACCGTACCCGCAGAACCACAACCCGCAATATCCGTTTCCCCAATCACATAATTGAACAGATCAACATCGCCCTTGAGCATAAAGGGTCCGGTAACTTTTCAGCGTGGGTTATTGAAGCCTGCAGGAGAAGGCTGGCAACAGATGCAACGCATCTGCGCCCGGCCAGCATGACAAATAACGAGAAATGAACGTTCGGTTTCTTCCACCATCGCACCGGACAGGCGACTATGAGGGGACAACGCCGCGCTCCGTTAACGCGGTAAACCCCGGTGTGTATCGTTTTTGATTATCCCCGCACACTCGCGCAGAGGAGTCTCCCTGTCGGGCTGCGGTCTCTGTTAATGCAGGAATACGGCGACAATACCGCGCATGGATAATAAGGTCGCTCAACACACTGGCTGTAATGCAGCGGATACCATGCGGCATTTAGCGGCATTCATCGTACACTCCACGGTTAGCTCTTCATTCGTGGCATTCACCTGAAAGGTCCGGGAGTGTAATTGCGTACATTTACCACTGAACGAACCTTCAACAAGAACACGACCACGCTGCAAAATACGGAACGGAATTGTTCCCTGAAAAGGTTCTACGGTTACCCGTAATTTCTTCATGTATCCTCCGGATAATAAAAAGCCAGCTTAGTGCACTGAGTGCGGATATATTCCTGCGCCCCTTCCAGCTGCTTCTGCATTGTCATCAACCGTTCTCTGAGGATGAAATAATCCCGTTCAGCGGTGTCTGCCAGTCGGGGGCCGGTTGCATTATCCACGCTGGAGGTGCCGGTGGCTTCACGCACGGTACCGGGGCAGGTGGCGTTGACCCGCAGGCGCTTACGACCAGCGGCAACATCAGCGCGCAGAGTTTCATTTTCAGCTCTCGCATCGGCTAATTCCTTCGTGTATCTGGCATCAAGCGCAGCGACATCTCGCTGGCGCTGCTGCATGTCAGTAATAGTGGCATTCGCCAGTTTCAGCTCACTGACTTTTTTATCGCGCTGCGCTTTGTAGGTGATGGCGTTATCGCGGTAATGATTCAGCCCCAGACTAAGCACACCACAGGCTACCAGCAGGACAATAATCACCACACACAGAACACGGTTCATATCACCACCAACGGATTGCCCAGACCAGAACAGCAATGGCCACAATACGAATGGCAAATGCCATTGCCCGAATAAGTTCAGCACTCATCTTTTTAAAGTTCACGATTTCAGCGCAATGACCAGTTTTGCCAGCCCATACAGCATCGGAGACACAGCAATACCAACAGCCACCCACTTAATAGCAAAAGCCAGCGCTCTGCTGATGTCATCAGTCACTGTCACCCCAGCAGCCCCGACGAAGACAACATCACCCAGGCGAGGGACAGAAAAAGAGCAACCAGCATTAGTGAAAATGAAATACCGACAATCACACACAGGACCTTTGCCGGCGTTATGAGTTTGTCTGACATAGCTACCCCTTAATTGCCACAATTAACTGGGATACTACCCATAAAAAAGGGATGCTCCAGACCAGCAAAAATTTCCAGTTTGGTAATTGACTAATCATGAGTCGCAACTCCCTAATCAGTTTGCTAAAATCAATCAAGGCAGCCTCCCATAGCTTACTGCCATAAAAACAAAACCCCGCTTGCTGCCAACAAACGGGGTTTTTACTTTTATTCACTTACATTTTGCCAGTTCGCAGGATTTCGTGTTATCCATCCGCCTTGGCCAACGTCATTTATTAGCAAAATATTCTGCTTATCTGTCGATTCCCCAGCACGCCAGCGCGCTCTCCTGGTCACGACGGGATACCTGACCGTAACAGTTATTTGAGCGAATACGGCAGTCCCTGCCACCGTCCTTAATCCACCAGCGAATCGCCTCACACGCTCCCCTGCGATCACCTGCATTAATTCGTTTATAAAACGTCGACGGAAAACACTTACCGGGGCCAATGTTGTACGGACAGAATGACGCGATCCCCGCTTTCTGGGGTTCACTCAATGGCACTCTGATGTTTTTCTCCACCCATGCCAGCGCCTTATCACGCTCAATGGCGTTAACCCGGTCGCATTTTTCCTTCGACAACTTCATGCCAGGAACGACAGGTTTGCCATCCACCAGGATGGCACCGCGGCAGATGGTCCAGATACCCGCGCCATCACGGTATGCCGTGGTGTGGTTACCTTCCTTTTCATCCAGAAACTGGTCGAGAATGTCAGGCGCAGGCGCACCAGCGGCAATCAGCGCCAGAACGGCAGCCGACAGGCCGTATTTGATTTTGGTGTTCATGGATATTTATCAGGATTTATCGGTTTCTGCCCACGGACAGGTTTATCTGTTCCGGTCAGTGACTTAAGGTTGTGATTCCGGAGGAGTCTTCAGAGAACCAGTAATTATTCCCGGTAGCTTTCCTTTGTAGGTTATCCATACATTCTGCGCCTCTAAAATTACGGGGCGCTTTTCCGGCGACTGCTCATCCCCTTCACATAACCCGGCAGCAACATCCAGGAAGACCTGTCTGATGCTCCTTCTGGCTGCTGCCTCATAAAACTCCAGCGTGGCACCTTCAACACGGTCCAGCGAGATGTCCAGGTCAAAAATTTCACCGTCAAAGCGTTTTTTTGTCCCGTAACGCTAAAGTTACCGTAACTTTATTCTCAAAATTGCGGATCCCTTTCACAATCAGTTCATAGTTTTGAGTCATTGAATTACTCTCCCCGTGCAGCCTTACGACGGTCCTCTCTGATTTTGAAATACAGGTTAGTCAGATATGTCAGCAGCCCAAACAGCAGACTCCCCAGCACGCCTATTGCCGCCCACTGAGACGGGGAAACCCTGTCCAGCAACTGCAGG